GGTTTCGTCCCCGGACTTGGCGACGACAACGTGGCTCTTCGTCGGGTGGTCCGGGGTTCGCTTCGGCTTGTTATAACCCGAAACGCCCACGCGCGCCAGCTTCGGGTCTTTCGCCATTACTTCTTGCCCTTCTTGGCCGTCTTGGCAGACGCCTTGAACGCGGCAGCGGTCGGCGCGCCCTTGGCACCGGGCTTCCGCATTTTCTCGCCCGATCCAGCCGCAATGCGGGCCTTCTTGGCGTGGATCGCTGCGTACAGTCCTGATTTAGCCATTTTTCATAAACCTCACATCATTGCCTTCCTCGTCTTGCATCCAGACTGCCACGGCGCGGCAAAACATTAGAAACTGCTCGCCTGTCATCGACGATTTCATGCTGTTCACGGCCTTGCACACAAGAACTGTGTTCTCGACCGTGTAACCGATTGAATTGTCCACGCGCTCAACAGACACAGAAAATAAGCTGTTGGGTTGCAGTTCCATTTGTAACCCAGAATAGCAGCAAATTCCACCCTGAGCGTTCCACATGTCAACAAGATCAGACGCGGTTAGGCTGAACTCATTTTGCCTTTTCCGCGCGTTGGTTCGACAAGACACGAGAAAAGTCGGCACCCTGCCCTCGAACGTGCTGTATTTCTTGGCTCGAGATTTTTCGTTGCCTTCCTTGCAGCAAGACTTGCACCACGAGTGCAAACCATCAGAGGTCTGATGGTGCTTGAAGAAGAAGACAACAGACTGCTCCCTCTTGCACTTGTAGCACGTCTTGGTGTTCATTACTTCTTGCCCTTCATCATGCACTTGCCCATAGCCTTGCACTTGGCGGGGTTCGGGCAGCCCTTGCAGGGCGTGAACTTCGGCGTGGGCTTTTTCATTTGGACTTCCCCTTTTTGCTTTTGCCCGCCTTGGACAAAGCTATGGCGATTGCTTGACGTTGCGGGCGGTTTGCCTTCATCTCAGCGCGGATGTTACCAGAAATAACCTTCGCAGACGAACCCTTTTTCAGTGGCATTGCGGGCAGTCCTCATGATGGTGGATGCCGCCACCCTAGCACACTATGCTATGCCTTTCAAATTGCGTCTGATCGGCTCGCCCCAATCAGCTTCAACCGGACGATAGCCGACGAACAGATAGCGCAGGCTGTCGCAAGTGTGGCTGGTCCAATCATGCTTTGGCTTCGAGCGCCATGTCTTGGACCGCTCGTCCCAATCGCGCTGATACTGCCGCAGGGCTTCGATGAGCCGCGTATGCTCCTCGTGGATATACGTTCTGGCCAGCCCGTTGCGGACAGCTTGGATGCCGTCCTCAATCGGGATGTTCGGCGCGATGGTGATGTTGCGGATGCCGAGGCCCTCAAGGGTTTCGATACGCGACACGCCGCTGCCCAGTTCGCGCACGCGGGCGTCGTGCGGCAGGATGTGGCCGGTGTAGATGTAGGGCTTGTCCGACAAGAGGCGGGCGTAATGGGCCAAGCCAGCGCCGCTGTCCTCAATGTGGTCGATGATGCGAACCTCGTTGCCGACGAACTGCGCGAACACGATGGACGTGGTGTCGTCCATGCCCAAGTCCCAAGCCGTGACAACGCCGACCTGCGGCTCATGCAGGACGTTCCTGATGCGGCCCGATGCCGTCATCTCTTTCATCTCTTTGCCGTAGTATGCGCCGACGATGGCGGCCTCAAAGCTGCACTCGAATTCTTGATCGTAGCGATCCGGGCCAATGGTCTTGAGCGCGTCGTTCAATTCCATCTGCGGGATGATGCGCGTTTCTGATGCGGGCAGCACCAGCGAGAACCAGTTGGGATCGCGCGTGGCCTTGTCATAGATTTCCCAGAATTCGTTCTTGCCCTTCGGCGTGCCGATGAAGGTGGCCCGGCCTTGCCGGTCGGCCAGTGCTGGGCGAATGACTGTCGGCCATGCGTTGGCCGGGAAGTCTGCGGGTTCGTCCAGCACCACGTCATCGAAGTATAGGCCGCGCATGGCGTCGTAGTTGTCAGCGCCGAAGAGGCGGATGCGTGCGCCGTTGGGGAAGTCTGCGCGCAGTTCGCTTTCGTTGTAGGACATGCCGGGGATCGGCGCGGTGAACTGCTTGATGTAGTCCCAGCTAATGGCTTTGGCTTGGTTGTAGTATGGCGCGATGTATCCGCAGCGCACGTTTTCGCGTGGCGTGGTAATGGCGGACTTGATTAGGTCATTGATTGCGCCGACCGTCTTGCCGAAGCGGCGATGCGCCACGATGCAGGCGAACCGCTCCTTGCGATTGTGGAACGGCAGAAGCTGCTTTCGCGGCAGGTAGGGGATTTCAATTGTCGGCATTCTTCCACTGGATTGTGAGCGGGCCGCCGTTGCTGGTCATGTCGATCTCTTGCTTTTCGCGCCAGCCTGCTCGGGTTTTCATCCAGAAGATCATAGCGGCGGTGTCGCCCTTGGTGGCCTTGTTGAACAGCGCACCGCCGACCGAGGCGTTGGCGCGGGCCGTCGCTTGGTCCAGTTCCGCCCGGTAATATTTGGTCAGCGTTTTGTCATCAATGTCCAAGATGTCGGCGATTACCTTTTGCGGCGTGCCGATGGTTGCGTGAAGCTGCACAAGCTGGCGGCTTTCCTTTGACGGTTCGTGCGGCCTGCGGCTCATGCTGCTTCCTCTTTATTTTTCGCCCAATGCAGCTTCATAGAGACGCGTTTGATCGTGCGCCGGACGCTGCCTTCGCTCAAAGCGCCCGATATCAGGATTGCGTCAAGGATGCGCTCCATTTCTTCGGCCTCGTCGTCTTGCAGGGTGATTGTTCTCATGCGCGGCCACCTGCGACGGTTTCAAATGTCTCGCCCGTGGCCTCAAGCGTTGCCTGCTGGCCCGTGAACTCCTGCCAGCGCTTGAGGATGACGTCGCAGTATTTTGGGTCGAGTTCCATGAGGCGCGCGTTGCGACCGTGTTTCTCGCAGGCGATAGCTGTAGTGCCAGATCCCGCGAAGCTGTCGAGAACCAGGTCGCTGCCCTTGGTGTTGTTCAGCATCTGGTATTCGAACAGCTCGACCGGCTTCATCGTCGGGTGTTCACCGTTGCGGGACGGACGATCAAACTCCAAGATCGTGGTTTGCTTCCGATCAGTGGCCCAAAGGTGTGCAGCGCCATCCTTCCAGCCGTAGAGGCAAGGTTCATGTTTCCAGTGATAGTCCTGACGCCCCATGACCATCGTCTGCTTTTTCCAAATCAAACACTGCCGAACGGTCCATCCTGCGTCCTTAGCAGCACCTCGGAAATTGTATCCCTCCGAGTCTGCGTGCCAAATGTAAAACACAGCGCCAGCCTTCATCACGGCATCGGCCGCAACATAAGCATCGCGCAAGAATTGCCTGAAACTGTCGTCGCCCATCTTGTCGTTCTTGATGGTCAGCGCGTCTTTTGTTTTGCCTTCATACGCCACGTTATACGGCGGATCGGTCAGCCACATGTCCACAAGCTGGCCGTCGCAAAGGCGCTGAAGATGATCAATGCTTGTGCTATCCCCGCACATCAGCCTATGCCGCCCAAGCAGCCACACGTCGCCCTCAACCGTCACCGGCACCGCAGGCACGTCAGGCACCGCGTCCTCGTCGGTCAGGCCCTCGGTCGGCTCGGCAAAGAAGTTGGCAATCTCGCCCGTCTCAAAGCCGGTCAGGCTCAGGTCAAACCCCTGTGCATCCAGATCCTGCAATTCGATCTTCAGCATGTCGTTATCCCAGCCTGCGTCCAGCGCAAGGCGGTTGTCCGCGATGACATATGCGCGACGCTGGGCCTCGGTGAGGTGCGATGCCTCAATGACGGGCAGATCGGCAAGGCCCAGCTTTTGGGCTGCCATGACGCGCCCGTGGCCTGCGATGATGCCGTTCTCGCCATCCACGATGATCGGGTTCAGGAAGCCAAACTCGCGAATGCTGGCGGCGATCTTGTCCACTTGCTGCGAAGAATGTGTGCGGCTGTTGCGGGCGTATGGGATCAGTTCTGCGACGGGGACTGTTTTATAGGTCGGAAATTCTGGCTGGCTTGTCATGTTGTCGCCCTTCGCTCTCGTGCTGTTTGCCCGGTGGATGCAGGCTGCATCATAGCGCAGACGCGCGGCAAAAGAAAGGCCCAGCACCGGGGAGGACGGGCTGGGCAAGTCGAGGCGTGTTCCAACTTGGGAGTGCGGAGAGTGTAGCGCAAAGCGCCTGCTATGAAAAGCACCATGCGAAGTTAGAACATACACGCGAAGTTATCGGAGGCTCTAACTTCTGAAGCCTTTGGTTTTGTTGGATAAAAGGACTAAGTTAGAAATTAGAAATATATATATATATACTACTGCTTGCCCATAGACCCCCTATAGAGGCATTTCTAGTGGTCGTAATATGTCTTATGAGGGGATTTTTTTCTAACTTCGTAAGATGGTCGTTTTTGTTTGCAATATCAAAGGCTTGCAATGTTATCGGCACCGATATCTTCAGCGATAACTTCTAACTTCGCAGCCACCCAACAAAAAACGCGCCCGGAGGCGCGCTCTTGGTCCAACCCTCAAACAATGACCCAGATGTCGGCCACCTTGCCCTTCCAAGCCTTCTTGCCGCGCTCTTTGCGGATCATCCCGGCGGCTTCCATCTTGGCGAGGATCGGCTCAAGCTGCGGCGGCTTGATCTTCATGCGGTTGGCAAGCACGCTGGTTGATGCGCCCTTTTCCGGGTCGATGTAGTTGATGACGCGGGCGGCGATGGCTTCCTCTGGGCGGTCCTTGCTGTTGTCGTTGGCGAAGACCAGCTTGATCTTGGCGTCAAGTTCGGCGCGGACATAGGCAAAGGCCCAGCGCACATGCTCGGCTGTCCTGAGGCATCCGGGGATGGCGAGGATGAAGCTGATCTTGGCGACGATCTCGTAGGCGCGGCGGATCATGGCAACGGATGCCTCGCCGGTGTTCTCGCCCATTTCCTCGGCGTAGGAATATAGCCAGTTGCTGACCTGCTTGAGCATCTCGCTGGCGTCGTCGTCGGTGCGGACAAGTTCGCGGTCGCCGGAATATTCGATGCGTGCGCCTTGCGACTGCATGATGTCGAAGTTGCCGCCGTGAAAGATTTGCGCCAGCTTCAGGGCCAGACCTTCGGGCATCGGGCGCTTGCGAAAGCCGTCTCGTTCTCTGGGGTTGTTGTCTGTCTCGGATACGATGATGGCGCGTCCCACAAAGCCTTGCGTGGCTGTTTCGCCGTCCATGATCTGGTCAAAGGTGCCGGGCGTTGTGAAGCCGACCACTGAGAGGAACGGGCGGTCTAGGCCCTCATCAACCATTCGCAGCATCCGCTGGGCGCGTGCGGCCTGTTCGTCGCGGCCATCGTCCTCGGCCTTTGCGGCGATGGCACCGTAAATCTTGCGGAGTTCGCGCTTGGTGTCGCCGTTGAGCGTCAGGCGGGTGTTAGCCTTAGAGTAGGCAGACATTATCGCGCCGAACACGCTTTCGAGGTAGGCTGCGCCACCCCGGCGCTGGGCGTTGCGGACCTTGATGAGAAAGATGCCGATTTCGTCAATGATGTAATAGGCCGCCTGATGCTCAATCAGGTTCCGCATGATTTCCTGCTCGGACTTGATGCCGCCTTGCAGGGCGTAATGCACGCCCGCCGCGATGTGCAGGTCAGTGGTGGCCTGCATGACGGCCTCTTTGCCGGTGGCGGACGCGGCCACGCAGAAGGCGAGAAGGTTGGCTGTCACGCCGTCGCGGGCATCTTCGTGGCGCAGGCCGCCGATGTTGCCGATGGTTGCGATGGCGGATGCCACGGCCAAGCGGCGGCGCGGATAGCGGCACTGGCTGTCGATCCATGATGCCACGTCACCGA